CTTGGAGAGACGTTAGAACTTGATCAACACGTATTAGACGAAATGAAACAAGCAAGACTTGAAATAGAAATGGAAAGAAAAAAGAAACAAACAGATTCAATTTATTACAATAGAATATTAAGAGAGCATTCAAGAGAAGAAATGTTAAAAGAAAAAGTGGTTGATGCAATAGCGAACGCTGACAAGATTCCATTGCCAGAATTTCTACCATTACAGAAAAATGAAAACGGAAAATCTGAGTATTTACTTGGTGTGTCTGATGTACATGCATACAAGAAATTTGTATCTTTGACGAATGAATACAGTAAAGAGATACTAGAAGATAGAATGGCTAATTTATTACTTGAAATAAAACAAATAGTAATTGAGCAAAAAATAGAAGAAATAACTGTTGTGAATGGTGGAGACAGTCTGGAAGGATTACTCAGAGTTTCGGCATTAGGAATGCTAGAATTAGGAGTTATTGACACAGTTGTTGAATTTAGAAGATTTATGGCATCATGGCTAAAGGAATTATCTACTTTTGTTAAAGTAAAATACATTCATTTAATTAGTGCTAACCATTCAGAAACAAGACCATTAAATACAAGAGCTGGACAAATGCCAAGTGAGGATTTTGAAAAGGATATCGCAAATTATATTCATGACATATTAGAAGACAACAAAAGAATAGATGTCATCTTACCAGATTTAGCATTCTATGAATGGTCAATGGCTGGATATGAAATAATTGCACATCATGGACATGGCATATCGAGTAGTCCAGAAAAGTTTATTGATAAAATGACTAGAAAAAGAAGAAAGTTTTATGACTATGGAATATTTGGACATCTACACACAGAGATGATTAAGCCAATTGACGAAGGGCCGACTAATGATTGCGAGATATTAAGATTGCCTTCTATTGTTGGGTCATGTACATTTGCAGATTCAATATTAAAAGGATCTAAAGCTTCTGCTGTAATGTTTAGATTTACAGAAAATAAAGGCAGGGATAGAGAGTTTAAATTTATACTAAATTAACACACAGATACTGTTTACTCTCCTTTACAGTGTTTGTTTTAATCCTATCCTGTCACGAGTGATGGTCTAGGTTTTGGATTTAGATCATCACTTGGTGATAAATTGGATTGCGATACTTGGAGGAGAAAGGACTGAACATAAATATGGAAAATGATGAAGTTTTAAAAAAGGATATTAAAAGTACAGTAAGAACAGATAAAGTTAAAATAAGTAAGGCTGCTAAAAAGAAATCTGATAACAGAAAACCTCAAGGAGAAGCTATCGTATGTACATATCATGGTGGACTTCCATTAAGCGTTCACAACGATAATTTCTACAAAAGCAACGAGCAATCATTATTTAAGGCAATAGGTTATATTCCTATTTGTAAGAAATGCGTAAAAGATATATTCTTAAGATACTATTATGATAATAATAATGACTATATAAAAGCTCTCTATTTAATGTGTAGAAAATTAGATATATTGTTTGAAGTTAATTCTTGTGAAGGAGCTTTTAAAAAATCTAAAGGCAGAACTGAAGCTATATTTGGAAACTATCTAGGCATTATTGGTGGTGGTGCGAGACAAGACAGAGGGTTACTAAATTTTGATGATTCTGAATATATAGACGAAGATAAAGACTCTATAGATATGAAAGTCAGTAAAATAAGAGATGGATATCAACTTTGTGATAATGATTTACAACACATGAAAGATGTGGTAAAGAAACTTGGGTATGATCCTTTCAAAAGCTCTGGTCTAAAAGAATATGATTTGGCACAATTATACAGTGAGATGGTAACATATCTTGAAGATGATGATTTAGTAACTGACTCATATAAGTTAAATGTAGTTTTGCAAATAATTCATAACAATCAACAGATAAGACAAACAGATTTATATTTATCAATATTGAATAGTGGGATAGGAGATTTTACAGAGAATGCAAGTAGAATAAATACTCTCATAGGTCAGAAAGAAAAACTAATAAAATTAAACAATTCTACAAAAAAAGAAAACGGTTGGTTAACAATGGACACTACTGGCAGAAACACTTTAAGTGGAATGATGAAAAAATTAGGTGAATATGGGTTTGATGAAATTCATGCGAACTACTTTGATATTGCAACATCTAAATCTGCAAAAGAGATGTTGGATGCTTCTCATAAATCAATAATAGAAACTTTAAATTTTGGAGATGAAGAAGCAAAAGATGTTTTGGTAATGCAAAGAGAATTAATTACAGAAAAAGATGATGAGATTGCTAAAATATTTGAAGAAAAAAGACAACTTGCACTAGAGCTGGTTGATATAAAGAAAAAACTAAGACTAGAAAGAGAAACAGAAAAATATAATTTATAGAAAGAGAGCATCAACTTATTGGTGCTTTTATTTGTGTTAATTGTATCTTATATGTAAAAATAAAAGGAGTTGAAAATGGATGGCTAAAAAAGTAGATAAAAGTATGTTGACCAAAGCTCAATTGAGATTATCAAAGGCTAACCTTGATACTATAAATATGTATAGATCCAACCCTTGTGTTGCCTGTAGAGATTTGCTTGGAATACAATTATTAGATTACCAAGCAGTTATATTACAACAATCTTGGATAGCTGAGAACGTTGTTTGGCTATTGACAAGAAACGGCGGGAAAACTGTATTGGCTGCAATATATATGATGTTGGATCAATTGCTTTTCCCAGAGAGAGAATTATGGATATTAGGAACAAACGGAAAACAGTCTAAGAAATTATATTCTTATGTTGAAAGACTTGGCACTAATACAATAAAGTCATTTGGTGATTTACCAGATATATACTTTAAAGAAATAAAAAGGACAAATAGTGTAGGAAGTGGATTTGGTCATGATGCTTCTGGACACAGGGTTAAGTTAATGAATGAGAGTTATATAAAAACATTAAATGATAACCCAGATGGCAACAGGGGTGAAAGGGGATCGACGTTTTTTGATGAGGCTTCATTTATTCCTGAGAAAAGTATAGTTGCAGTAGAGCCATATTCTGCTCAAGACACAAGCTTTCAAAGTTCAATAGACCCCGACTTCGACCAAAGAGCATTAACAAAGAAAAGACCATTGCAAAGAATATATTTCTCATCTGCTGGTGATAAGACTTGTTATTTTTATCAGAAGTATGTAGAGTTTAGCAAGAGAATGATTGCTGGAGATACTAGGTATTTTGTTGCAGACATAACGATAGACATACCACTTGAGCCTACAATTAGAGGTAAAAAATGTGGTGCATTATTAAGTAAGTCTGTATTATCACAAGCACTTGCAACGAATCCTACAAAAGCAATGCGTGAGTTTTATAACAAATGGGATGTAGATGGTGGAGATGATCAGATAATAAAATCTTCAACAATGAATAATAACTCAACATTCCAATTACCAGAAATGATTCCTGATTTTACAGAAGGTGAAAAGGTAAAATATGGTATATTCTACGACCCAGCAGCAATTGCAGATAATGCAGTAGTTTTAATAGGGAAATTTATTTACAATAGTGATATAGGTTGGTATGGCAAAGTTGTTAATATGGTTAATTTTAAGGATTTAACTGATACAAAAGGCAATAGACAAAAAACATATCCAGAGCAAATAGAAGAATTGAGAAGTTTAATTGTTAGATATAATGATAGTGATGTTGAATATGAAAATATCCATAAAGTCGGCATAGACGCTGGTACTGGTGGTGGTGGTATTTTATACGGACACACTCTTATAATGGACTACCAAGACAAATACACAAAGATGAATCACAGAGGAATAACAGATAAAGAATTATTTGCTGATAAGCAATATGAATATCCAAATGCTTATCCAATTCTAAGGATGATTGAGCCTACAAAATGGAAACCCATAATGTCTCCTAGATTGGTGGAATTGATGAACCTTGGACTAATACATTTCCCAAAAGAATATAACAACTCTGGACACTTGGATATTGAAGCAGATAATGACGAAGGATTTGTTAGAAGAAATCTAAGTCAAGATGAACAATTGGCATTAATGAATATTGATATATGTAAAGAAGAAGCTAAAATGATTCACAGATTTAAACTTGGAAACGAAAGATACACTTACAAGTTAAGAAGCGATATGCAAAACAATATGCATGATGATAGATTTTATACTCTCTTAATGTTTGCAGATGAATTATATACACTAAGAGATAATGATGCTATGAATAAAGGAAGAAGCAAGAAAACAAAAGATAGAACAATATTATCTTTGTTTAACTAAAATATAAAAAAGAAAGGGGGAAAATCAATGAGTAATGCTCAAAACAAAGGCGAATTATTACTTTCAGACTTGTATATGGATTATAAAAAATCAGATATTGCAAATGGATTAACTGAAGAAGAAATAAGAAAAAATGTAACAGACATTTACACGAAAGTTAATAAAAGTTTTGAATCAAGTTTTAAAGATATTGGGAATAATAGATCAAGATTTTCAGTAAATGATTTTCTAGACGGAGTAATTGGCAAAATGAGACATTCCATGAATACCCCAAGGAAATATACGGCAGAGTCGATTAATAAAATAATGGAGTTTCCTTATAATTATAAAGATGATTTAATAAGAATGTCTACATACTTTTATTTAAGATCTCAAGAGTATAAAGGTATAATAAGCTACAAATCTGATATGCTGACTTATTCAAATGTTATGTACCCTGTGGGGAGCGTTGATGATAATTTTGATGTAGATGATTACATGAGAAAACTAGAATTTGTAAAAGATTATCATATACAATCAAAGTTTAGTCAAGCGACAAAATCTTTAGTAAAGACAGATTTATACTTTGCTTATGAATTAAGCGACAATGGTGGTAAAAACTATATATGGAAAAAACTACCAGTTGAGTTTTGCACAATATTAGGCAAGGATAGATTTGAGACTTATAGAGTTGGATTCGATATGTCATATTTTGACAAATATCCTAGTGATTTAAATTCATATCCAAAAGAGTTTAAAGACAAATATGAATTATATAAATTGAGGAAAGATAGTTTTGCAGATAAATATAAATCACAATCTTCAAAGAACAGAAGCAGAAATATAAATGCTGATTACGAAATGCAAACAGTTTATGAGCTTGATAATTCAAAAGCAATAGCATTTAAGTTTGATGAGTCTGTTGATTATGTAGTTCCTTATTATAGTGGAATGTTTGTTGATTTAGTAAGATTGTCTGAGTTAAAAGATGTAGATGTAATAAATACAGTATCTGATAATTATAAATTGATACATCAACAAGTTCCTATGAATAAAGAATCAGGGCAAGAAGACGACTATTTAATTAGTGGAGATTTTTTATCTAAATTTCATGATAGCTTGGTAAAAAATGCCCCCGCTGGAGTTGGAGTAGCAACTACGCCAATGCCACTAACGGCAGTTACATTAAAAAATGGTATTGGCTCGGCAGAAGAAAGTATTACAAGTAAGCAAGTTAGTAATATACTTACGCAGTCTGGAACTTCAAATTTATTATTCAATGGAAGTTCAACAAGTGCATTAGGTTTAAATAAAAATATACAAGTTGATGAAAATATGATGTTTGGTGTCTTAAAACAATACCAATTATTTATGAGAAAAAGATTATACCAATTATGTAAAAATTCGTATAAATATGAATTAAGATTTTTAGAAAATTCTCATTTTAATACTGAAGATTTAATTGATAGATATATGAAAACTGGATCTGCTGGTTTCAACACCGAGTTTGAAGTAAACGCATTACTAGGAAGAGATCAAATTGATTTTATAAATTCTGGAAAGATATTGGATAAATTAAATATGAGAGACTCTATGATACCTTTTAAATCTTCTCATGTTGGTGATGCTACATCTGTGGAAACTGGTGGTAAAGTAAAAACTTCTGACTTAACTGATGACGGAGCTGAATCTAGAGAAAGAGATTTGTAGAGGTGAAATATGAGTAATAAAATAGAAAAAAATATTTATACACATTTAGATAATCTAACTTTTGAAGTTGGTGAAACTGTAATTGGTGAAGAAAATAATAGATACACAAAAGTAAAAGCTTGGATAGCACATGTTGATAAAAACTTAAATAAATCTAATTTTTCAAAAGAGATGTTGCAAGCTATGATTCCAAGTTTAACTTATGCTCCAATCGTAGGATATATTCAAGTTGGAGATGATAATGTTCCTGATTTTGCTGGTCATGAAGAAAGATATATTGTTGATAAAGATGGTGTAAAAACTGAATATCTTGGAAGAATGTATGGTTTTGTTCCAGCGGATAATGATGCAAGATTTGAAAAGAAAACAGTGAATGGAATAGAGAGAGAGTATCTTGTTACTGATGGCATAATGATAAATAAATTTGCAAAGGCTACTGAGATACTTGAAAGAGATGGATCAAAAGGTCAATCAATGGAATTAGACAGAAGTTCTTTTGATGGATATTATGATAAAGTAAATGATCAGTTTATGGTAACTTCTGCTGAAGTTGAAGCATTGTGTTTACTTGGGGATTCTAGAATTCCAGCTATGTCTGGTGGTTCAATTGAGAAAACCCAATTTACAAATATAAGAACAGAGCTATCATCAGTATTTGAAAAGATGGAAAAGGATTATATGACCAAGTATAGTGCTTTAAAAACAAACGAGGAAAATAAGAAAGGAGGAAATGAGTTGGATATTAAAACTTTAGAGAAAATGTTAGTTAATTACACGCTTATTTCTAACGAGTTTGTTGAGGATTTAAAAGGCAAACTTGAAACATTTGAAACAGAAGAAAATCTAAAAGAGGTTTTAGATGCAGAACAATCTACCCAATTTGAATTGACTGCTTCAGCACAAATGGAAATTCTTAATAGAGAAGTTTCTAATTTAGAAGTTTTTATTGACAGATGGGGAGATAAAATTAGTAAGTACGGATTTAAAGATGTGAATATTGAATCAAGTGAAGTTTATGCAATTGACAGATCAGATTATTCAGACGTTGGTTTCGAGTTTATTAAAAATGGAGATTCTTATGAGATTGATAAAGATTCTAAATTTAACATATCTTGGCAACCAGTTAGATTAGAAGAAGGTCAAGCTACTAATTTTAGTTTAAAAGAAGAGATTGATTTACTTTATGAAGTTGCCGATTCTAAAATTGAGGCTTCTAAAGAAGATACGAAAACTGAATTTGAATCTAAATTAGAGACGCAAAAAGTTGAATTTGAAAAATTAGTTTCTGAAAAAGATGTTGAACTTTCTGATCTTCGTGATTACAAATTTTCAATTGAATCTGATTTAAAAACTAGTTTTGTTTCTAGTATTGAAAATCTAGAAGAAGTAGAAAAAGAAGATTTAATTGGTAGAGTTTCAGACTTTACAATGGAAACATTGAAAGATGAGATTTTTAAAATGATAGGTAAAAAGTCAACTAAATTTTCAGTAGAAAAAATTGAAGATATTAAAGATGATTTTAAGTCACATGAAAATGATGTAGAGAAAAAATCTTACGATCACTTAATGGTTAAATAAGCCATTACAAATAATAAAGTAATTTAAAATTACAGGAGGAAATATATTATGATGAATTTGGAAAAATGTCAAGCAATTTACAACGGTAATATCGAAAACGTACAACACACATCAGCAATGAAGAATGGTTCTTTTATCAATCTTGGTGCTAAAATTAAAGACGATGTTTACGCAGTTGGAGTTCCAGCTACAGCAACATTAGGAACTGCTGAAGTTTTAGTAGTATTCTCTGATGAAACATCTTATGAGTCTGGAAAGTCTATTAGTGATTTTACAAACAAAGCAAATGTTCCAGCAAGAGCTTATCACTTAACTGAAGGTGATTCATGGTTAATTGCAAATGAAGATTTCACAGGAACAGCAGCAGTTGGCAAATATTTAATTCCAGCAAATGGAACTGTAGTGCCAGCGGCTTCAGCAACAGCTACAGGAAAAGGCTTACAAATTGTTGTTGATCAAATTGATCAAACTATTGGATATGCTAAGAAAGCAGCAACTAGAGTAAAGGTTGCTAACGTATTATAGTAACTAATCTATAGAAATGTTGGTAAACTAAACTTATAAATTACGGAGGAAAAAGAATATGAATGAAAATATGAAAGTAATTAGAGATTTAATGGTAGATATTGATTCTGCTAGTAAAGGTATGTCTACAAAGTTTTCTCAAGATGCTCTAGAGGCAACTTTAAGAGCTGAGATTGTAAAAGTATTTGGTAAAGAAAACCCAAGCCTTATTGAAGTTAAAAGAAATCCAAACTCAGGTGCATTTTTTGAAGTAATGGAAGAATTTATTGGTAATGCTGGTACTGCTGCATTACAATTAGCTATTCCGTTTGCAGAATTTAAAAGCATTGGTTGGGGAGATGAGAACAGATTTGAAATCGAGAACGCAGATCTATTTGACGTTATCACATTAGCAAAAGGAAACGCTAATATTAGAAGACAAAGATTAGAGAATGGTTACATGTCTATTCCTACTGAAGCAAAAGGTATTAAGATCTTTGAAAACTTTAAGAGATTTTTATCTGGTAGAGTAAATTGGGTTGCTATGGTACAGAAAGTTACTGCATCATACGTTAAGCATGTGCAAGAATTAGTTTACACTGCATTTTATGCTTCTACACCAGTTAACTCTAACGCAAAGTTCAATGTAAATGAAGCTGGTGCATTAGATAAAGATAACGTTTATGAAATGGTTGAACATGTACAAGCAGAAAACCAAAACTCAGACGTTATCATTATGGGTACTAGATTGGCTTTAAAAGCTTTAACTCCTGTTATTGTTACAGAAGAAGCTAATAAGCAAATGCACGAACTAGGCTACTACAAAACTGCTGAAGGTTATTCTTTAGTTGTGGTTGATCAAATGCACGTAGCAAATACTTATGAGTTTTTATTGTCTAATAAGCAATTCATGGTTATTCCAGCAGACTTAGGTGGATTAGTTAAGATTATGGAAGAAGGAACTCCATTAATCATTGACACTCCAATTGGTAAAAATGCTGACATGTCTGTAGAGCATATGTTCTATAGAGAAGTTGGAGTTGGTATTGTTACTGGTAGAGCTTATGGTAAATACACTTGGACTAACTAATATTTAACTGGGCGAAAGCCTATTGAGTATTATTCAATATACTAGGGTAAATTAAAACTTGCCCTAGTATATTATTATAAATGATGAAATTAAACTAAACGGATTATAAAATGGAGGGTAATAAAATGGCTAGACCTAAAGGTTCAACAAATAAAGTATCAGAAGATAACAAAGTAGTAGAGGACAATTTAAAAAATGTTTCTGAAATTGAAACAAGTGATGTAAAATCTATCACAGAGAATATCACAGAAAAAGTAACAAAAGCAAAAACTGATGGTGTTACAAAAGTCGTAAAGAAAGTATTTGATGATGAAGATTTAGTGCCAGTTGCAACATTTGTTGGTGGCTTAACTAGATTTACAAATCCAATTGCTCCTTTTGAAAGATATGTATGGGGAAAATTTGGTGATATTGAACAGGTTAGATTCGGTGCTTTAAAAGGACTTAAACAAAGAAGATCATCTGCATTTAAAGAAATGTTATATGTATTAGACGATAGCGTAATTCAAGAGCTTGGATTACAACATACTTATTCAAAAATTGGCAAACTAGAAGATTTGGTTAATATTTTAGATAAAGACTTATCAGAATCTATAGCATATATTGAAAATGCTTCAAAAGAGATTAAATCAGTATTGATAGAAATTATGACAAATAAATTAGAAAGAAAAGAGCCAATTGATGTATTCAAACTTAAAGCACTTGGCGAAAAACTAGAAATGGATTGGAATTTAGATGATTAGAGAGTAGGTGAGGTTTATGACACCATACCAAAACATATACGATATATTTGAAGGCATGATTACAGATTATGACTTGAATGATTTGATCCCAGAAAATAAGGCAGAAGTTGAGTTAAGGCTTTTAAAACAAGCAATATCAACATATTTTTCTTCAAGTCAAGATTTGTCACAAAGAGATGATGCAACCTTTATATTCAACATTGATATATCAGAAATAAAGCAACAAATATTAGCAAATTATATGGTAATGGCTTGGGTAAAACCTTATTTGAATAATCAAGATTTATTTGAGACTCACTTTTCAACAAGTGAATACAATGCATTTTCTTCGGCTAACAAGATGAGGGCGTTAAAAGAAACATTTTTACTTGCGTCCTCTGAAGCTGGAAGATTGGCTACAAAACAATCTATTAAAGAAGTGTTGGGAGGTTTAGGATAATGATTTTAGACCTTAAAGCATATGGTAATTCTGTAATAAAAAGATTATTTAGTGTAATAGATTTAACTAAAGATGCAATGACTGAAAAAGATAAAGATGATATATCTAAATTTATATCAAAATTAATAATAGAAGTTGAAGGATCTTTGGAATACTTTAGTCATGTCAAATATGGTTCTAGAATGCAAAGTGTTTTAATGAAGTTGAGTGGCGTGAAAAATATAAATGATTTTCAAATAAGAAGATGTGCTATGTTAGATTCAATAGAAATTATAAATAAGATTATAGTGAATTTATAATAGCATAAATATAATAAAGGAGGTGATTAAATGAGTATCTATAACCAATCTGGTACTGGTGGATATAAAAACAGATTTGTAGAATCTCAAAAGAATTTAATAAAAAGAAATTTTGATAAATCTGATGGATTCGGAATATACAAAGTTTATCGTCTTGGAGAATATACATTAGAAGATTTTCCAATACACATATTTATAACAAGGACAGATGGACGTAGAAAATTTGTTAGTCACCCTGATTACCCTGTTTTAAAAGGGGATATAATTGAATACACAGAAGATGGAAATAGTTATTTAGTATTCGCTCAAGATACACATTCTGGAGTTAATAATTTTGGAGAAATGTATAGAATGGAAAATACAATATCAATCAAGAATGAGTTTGGGGATATTGATGTTATACCTTACTACATGACAAATAATGGAATTGGCTCACAAGATAACAATAATATAGTTTCTGTTAGCAACACTAGAAAAGAAATATACGTACAGTGGAATGACCTTAGTAAATCAATTTATAAAAATCAAAGATTTATATTAGGAAACATAGAAGCTTATAAGATTACTTCAAGAGACAATTTTAGTGTAAAAGGATTGCTTAAATTAACATTAGAAAGCACTCAAATCCTCGCTCAGGACGATTTAATTAACAACGTGGCACATAACACCACAGAACCAATAAGTCCTCCTATACAGGGCAAAACAGGGGTATTTTATAGCAATACAGAGCTTAGTATTCCAGTTGGATTGAGTAAAAGCGTTTCTGTGAATGAGTACTTAAATGATGTGATTATTCCATCAACTTTATTCACATTTAGGATAGATGGTATTGATTCAAGTAAATATCAAATTGTTGTTCAAGATGGTAATTCAATAGAAATAAAAGCACTTGATGATTATTTCGTAGGTGAGTTAGTGGCTATAGAAAATGTAGGTTTGGTGGAATATAAAATACCACTTACATTAAAATCTGCATTTGGTTAGGAGGTAATATGAGAGAACATTATAAAAAATGTGAATTAGGAAATGACTTAGAATACTCAGACGACCTTATTAATGAAATGTTGATGTTGTTAATTGATTTAGGATCTGATGACTTTTGGAAGATTCTGAAATATGGTAAAACAGATGTTTTAATTAATCCATCTTACACTGTTAGCTTAGCTGACAAATATGAAATGGTTAAGCCTAATAATAAAACTAATGATGGTAAAGAATTGACCAGAGTTAAGACTGCTAAATTTAATGACGACATTTCTACTGAAGCACATACTGAAATTAGAATAGTTGATGGTAGTTGGAGTGTTCCAGAAAAACAAATTTATGATATTGCTATTGGAGTTGAAATAATTAGTCACAATTCACTGATAGCATTAGATGGTGTTGGCAAGAGAACAATTAATATATTAAGGCATGAGATATACAAAATATTCAATAACGCTGATGTGTATAAAAATATTGGTCAAATGACGAATGTCGGCACGAGAGGTCAAGTATCTATATTCAACAATGAGTATCAAGGCTATCAATTTAGTCTAATTGCAAGAAGTTCATAAATAGTATTGGGGATATTAAAATGGGTATTAAAAAAACTATTGATAAAAACGATAAAAAATATGTGCCTATAGAATATGTCGAATCTTGGATAATTGGATTTCCTATTAAGACTGAATATGGAGATATTATCCAGTTTAAGGTTGAAGATTATTATGATATTATAGGTGAATTAGAATTATTAAAAAAACAAGGTTGGGAAATAAAAAATCAGATACTAAAAAGTGTTGAGACTAAAGAGATTAGAGATAAAATTAAAAGTGATTTTGACAATAATAGTTTTATAACATGTGTTAGAAATAATGTGTGTGGTTTAAGAAATGAGTATATAAGAATATTCAGTATGTTCATTGATGATTTTGAAAAGAAATTTATTTGGACAATATCACAAGAAGAATTTGATAGAATTAGAAAACTAATATTAGAACTGAACAATATAACACACCAAGAGAAAAATCCCAACGAAGAAATTGAAAGATTTAACAAAATGAAGAATTTTATGAATAGAGCTAAAGGTGGAGTGTTAGAATTCGATACAATTTATTCCACGCTTATGACAAAAGAAGGTGGTGGATTATTGCCATCTGAAATAAATAGTCTCACAATGAGACAGTTTTATTTAGCTTTTAAAAGGGTTGAATTTAACAAAGCTCATGATGTAACTACACTTTTTAAAACAGTGGACTCTAAAGATACTATTAAAATAGTTGATTGGAATCAATCGTCAAGAGAAGAAGAACAAGTTATTGAATTTGATAGTTTAGATGATCTTAAAAAGAACAATGGATTTATGGCTAAAAAGGGAGTTTCTAAAAAGAGTGGCAACCCTAATGCTATGACGCCTAAATCTAATAGTTTACCTAAGCTATAATTTTTAAATAAAAACTAAATAATCCTCTTTTAAATTGAGGCATTATAATAATGAAACGGAGGAAATAATATGAATGGAAGAATTAGAGTTCAAGATACAGCAGATGTATTCTATCATTTCGCAAATGGTGACACTAGATATTTCGGTTGCATGAATACCGCCAACCTTGAGAAAACAGTAGACACAGAAGATATTAGATGTGGTATTGGTTTTGGTTTAGCTTCAATTATGTATTCAAACCCTGATATGACATTGACTTTCACACCAGCTTTCTGGAATGACTTCTTTATTGAAGATGCTACTGGAGATACATTTACAAGTGGTGAATCAGTAAATGTTTGGGATTATGAACAAGGTAATGCTGTATTAGATACAACAGATGCAACGGTAGCAATCACTGGAACTCCAGTGGATGATATTGTTAAAGTTCAAGATTCAAAAGGTAAATTCTACCCAGCAACTTATACAACAAGTACAGTTACTATTGCTGGTGGAGCTGCATTAGCTGGTCAAGTAGTTACAGTTTCTTATAAGAAGGCTGTTACTGGTGATGTATTAGAATTTAGAACAGACAACTATCCAAAAGTTCATGGAATTACGCTAAGAACAATTGCGTATGATCCAGACACGAATGAAATTGTTTCTGATTTATACTTTGTATTTGACAGAGTATTAGGTGATGGTGCGTTATCTCTAGGATTAGCTGGAGCAACAAACTCAATTACAGAAATTTCTGCAAGAGTATTACCAACTAACGGAAATTTATTTGGTAAATATATTGTAGTTGATAGAGCTTAACTAATTATAGGGGAGATAGATATTTATTATCTTTCTTCCCTATTTTTTTATAATTAATTACTTATATTTATATTAAAGGATTAAAGCAGGAGAGAATAAAGGGAGGCATTAAAATGAATTTAGCAGATATTCAAACAGGAATGGTAATAGTATGGTTGTTTATAATGATAGGAATATTCCTATTTATTAAATTAAACAGATATTATAAAATTAAAAAATATGAAGTGATTGAAGAAATTAATACTCAATTATTTCCAAAGAAAGATTTGCCAGTTATTAAGTCAATTAAAATAACCAAAGATATTAGTATAGAATTATACGACTTAAAAAGACTTGATGATGGTAAAATAGATAGAGAGAGTTATGTTTATTTAAAACTATCACAAATTATAAATAAGAATACAACTATAGATTTTGAGGGTGAAGGAATAGACCTTGAAATGAATATAGATTTAATAGATTTTAGAGAAGAAGAAAATAAGTTTTTATATATGGACATAATAGAGATGTTGTCAAGTTTCAATATATCGAATTTCCTATTTAAAGGTGATGAGTTATTCAAACTGTATAATATTGAAGATGGAGTTGTTGAAGAAATTAAAGACCATGTTGACGAAATTATACATGAAGTTTTTATTGATGTGGTTGACAGATATAGTAAAACTACTGATAGTCCAGAATTTGCAAAATTATTATCAGATATAATATTATAAATTAGATTTAGAAAGGAGTTATTGTATGCCAGTATTTGAAACATTATCAGAATTATATGGATATACTAAAAATGTAACAATGAAAGAAGTGGCTACAATAACTTCTATCGTTGCCAAAGAAAAAGTAAATGAAAGAATTGAAAATGATTTATATGGTGATATGTTTAACGGACAAAATAGTTTGTATGACCATACTTTTGGATTAAGAGATGCTGCAATGGTTGAAAAGAGTAGTTATGGAAATGGTGTTTATGAAAACGGTACTTCCATAAATGTGTATATCAACCCCAAAAATGATTACTTTTCAGATTTCAATGGAGAAAATGTCACAGAACATATTGTCAACTTCTTAGACGGAGGACACAAAGGATTTTTCAAAGGTAGAGCTATTGATTATAAAGGCAAACAATTCTTTGTAAATGCTAAAAAAGATTTGACAAAAGGAAGTGAATTAAAAAGTAGAATGAAGGACTATATGAGAAGGCTAGGCTATGTTATAAGTAGACTTCAGAATTAAATAGAAAGGTTGTGAAATAAATGGCTACAAGTGGAACTAGCAATACCTTATCACTTAAGGTGAATCTCGTATTTGATCAAGCTGAAGCAATAAGGCAAACAAAAAAGACACAAGAAACTATAAATAAAGAAACAGAAAAGGGACTTAAAAATCAAACTGACGCTGCCAAGAAACTGAATAAAACACAAGCTACCAATAATAAAAACTTAAAAGAACAAGCTGGATTAATTGGAACAGTAAAAGCAGAATTTGGAAAAATGTTTAAAAACTATGTTAAATTCTTTTTAATGTCTCAAGTATTTTTAGCATTACAAACACAAATGAGAAGAGCAGTAGAGTTGGCGATACAATTAGACACTGCATTTACAAACTTTAAAATAGTATCTAAAGCGACTGCTTCAGAGGTTGCATTTGTCGATATAGAAGTTGGTAAATTAACCAGTAGTCTTGGTGCATTAAAAGCTGATGTAATTAATGTAGTTACAGAGTTTTCAAGAGCTGGTTTCACAATAAAAGAATCGTTAGGACTTGCAGAAACTGCTATTATAGGTGCTAATGTTGGTATGACAGAATTAGAAAGTGTAACCACATTCTTAATCGCTGGACTTAAAGCATTTAAAATGGAAGCAGAAGATTCTACAAGAATACTAGATGTATTATTTAGAGTTGCTAATACTACCGCTATCAACTTAGAGGGTATTGGTGAAGCATTCTTACGTTCTGCTAATACATTAAATACTGCTGGAGCAAGTTTAGAGCAATCGGCTGCTTTAATTGCGGCTGCCAATGAGTCTATACAAGACCCAGCTAAAGTTGGTACTGCATTAAAGACTATCGCTTCTAGACTTAGAGGTGTTGGTGATGAAGGTGAAGCAATTCCTACACTTGCAAAAGATTTCGATAATGTAGGTATCGCTATCCAAAATGCAGATGGATCATTTAGAGATATATATTCTGTATTTCAAGATTTTGCAAACATATATGACACACTTGATGATTTAACAAGAGAATCATTATTAGAGAAACTAGCTGGTAAAAGACAAAAGAATATTATGATTGGTCTTTTGGAAAACTTTGATACGGCAGAGCAAGCTTTAAAAGATGCTAATGATTCTGCTGGTGAAGCTGCATTAGCTCAAGAGAAGTTTTTAGAGAGTCTCGCTGGTAGGTTGAAACAAGCCAAAGAGGCATGGAATGGTGTATTAGATGCTTTGACTAGCACTGGTGCGTTGAAAAATATTATTAGTTTATTTACTGGGTTTGCAAAAGTTCTACAATTTGTAATTACTAAAATACCAATTTTAATTACAGTAACATCTCTGTTTGTTGCAAAACTTGCAGTTGCTAATATAGCAATTACTGTGTTCGGTGTTACTGTTGGAGGAGCTACTGTTGCAGTAGGAAGTTTAGCAACAGCTACGGCACTTGCTACGGCTGGACTATCTATCTTAATTGGTGGATTAGCTTTATTAGCTCAAGGAGCTGTACTTTCTGGCAAAAATGTAGAAAAAGTTGTAAAAACTGTAGGAGAATTGTCTACTGAAATAGAAGATTTAGAAAGTAAAATAAAGAATTTAAACAAAACTGAAAACAAAACTGATGCTCAAGAAAAAAGACTAAAACTACTCGAAGAGACTTTAGAGGCAACAAGAAATCTAAGAGCGGAAACAGAGTTAGCTAACGCAGAGGCTAGAGACGATGAAATCAGTCCTTATTTTTCTAAAATACCGAAAGGAACTGAAGAAGATTTATCAGATTATAGACTGGAATTAAAGAAGTTGCAATTAGAAGCTATGGAAGCTAATCTTACCATAGATGAAAATACAGCGGCTTTTAAAAGAAATGCTGAGCAAATTCCATTAATTGATGCATTGTTAGTGCATTTAGACAATCAATATGCAGATAGGTTAGGTACTACAATACCTGACGTTACTGGCAAAATAGAAGGCTCAACTTCTGCAATGTCAAAGCAAGCTATAGCTCTTAAAGAGGTAATGGATTTAACAGATACCGCAAGTGATGACTATCAAATGTTATCAAATGCTTTATCAGAACTAGAAGATAATGGATATCTAACAATAGACACTTTAAATGCTCTACAAGATGTTTTTCCACAAATAGCTATACAGACTGGGCTTACAAAAGAAGCATTTGAAGAGTTTACAAAGAAACATGGGGAATTTACAAAAGAGCAGATACAAAATGGTATAGATTTGCTAGAATCAGAAATAACGTTATACAAGAGTAGAATAGGATTATTAAGAGGATTGGCTGAAGTTCAAGATGAGCTTGGTTTAAATGCTGGAATTGACCTAGAGTCTAGCATTAGGGGGTTTGAAGCAAAAGTAATAAATGCTAAAAATGCCACTGTTGAGCTTAGAAATCAACTTGCATTAATTGGCTTGTTTGGGAAGGATAAACCCAAAGATGACCCATCTACCGACAAAAAAGAAATCTCACTCTTAACAGAGAAAGAAGTCTTATACAGGAAACTCACTCAACAAATTGAAATGTATCAAAAAGAATTACAAAGAACAGACGATACATCTCAACAAATTGTATTAAATGATAAACTTATAGATTTATATGGTCAACAAAAACAAGCTTTATTAGAGCAACAAAAAGCACTTTTAGAGCAAAACAAAGGACTTAAACGTACAGATGAAGCTTATGAGGATTTTCTTGACAACTCTGAAAAATTAGCATTGAGTATTGAAGATACGACTAATAGTATTTATGGTTTGACTAAAGCTAATAAGGAATTATCAAGGTCTATGACTCTTGAAGGATTAATTGCATCAGGAGAATCAATCGAACAAATGAAAGATGATGTTGATAAACTTAGAGAGTTGATTGGCAAATTAGTAGAGAAAGAATTAACTGATCAGATTGACAAGAATCAAGAGTTGATAGATAGTGCAAAAGAACAACTTGATATTAAATTAAAGCAATTAGAAGTTGAGCAAGACTTATATAATTTTACAAAGAGTAGAGAAGCAAAAGAAAAAGACATATCAAAATTAAGTAATCGTATAGCTTCTTTGAAGACTGCAAGTGATCAAGGAGATAGTAAGGCTAAAGCTTTGTTATTGCAATTAGAGCAAGAGAAAGCAGATTTACAAGAGACTTTAGATGATGAGATTAATCAACGTGGTTTTGAGTTAAGAAAAGAAAATCTACAAAATCAATATGATGAATTTGAATCAACTAAGAACGATGAGAATAAGTTACTTCAGTCAAACTTAGAAGACGCTGAATATATGTCTAAAGCTACAAATGATAGAATGGCAGAGTATCTAAAAGGAAGTACGAGTGACTTGTATAAAAATTTAATTGGATGGAATAAAGAGTATGGCACTAACTTTGACAATGATGTTATTTCAAGATGGGAAAAATTAATATCATTAATGAAAGAAGCTTCATTGAGTGGTGGCAACATAAACGGATCACTCGACTCTTTTGGAACAGGAACAAATTTAAACGAAGATGCGATTGTGAATAAAATGAAGCAGAATAGTTTAAGTTGGTTTAACGCTTCTGAAGTAGAAAGAAAAAGACTTGCAGAAGAAAATCAAATGTTAGGCTCTCAAATTGGGGCAAGTTACAATAATGGTTCGTGGTTTAGAAATGGAGCTGCATTATATGATAATGGTGGTAAATTTGAGCGTGGAAATATAGCACTCAAAAACTCAAATGATTCAGAGTGGATATTAAAAGATAAACAATTGTCTAAAATAATTGGTATGGGATTGACTAGTGTTTTGGCTAGTGGCTCATTGAATCAAACTCAACAATCTCAAGTACCAGATGTTAATATAACAATTGAAGGAAGTGTATCTGATGACAATGTTGGTCGAATTTCAAGAGATATAAAAAACATTATAAATGATGTATCTAAAGGTCAAGTCGAAGCATTTAAGTCTCAAGGTATAAAATCCAATACTAGAATAAGATAAAGGAGGACGGTATATGTTTAAAGGTATAGATTTTCAATATGATGGTAAGTCTTCCTCTGATTTTAGTTTAAAGATTGGACAAATAGGAAGAAGTGGAATTAACACAGAAATGACTGGGATTCCTTTGGAGATTGAAGAGGAAAAAATAAAAAGGAATCCCAAGCCTTTTTTCTTTGGTGTAGAAACAACTCCAAACTTAAAGTTTAAGTTGCAAATATTTTATATTCCAGAAGGCAATGATGGCTCTATGGACAAAGAATTAAGCAGAGGTGAATCTGGAGCAATTAGCAAATGGTTATTCAAAAGAGAATATAAAGAGTTTAAAATAATTGATAGTGATTATAGTAATATTGTATATTATGCTATGTTTACGAATCCAAAGAAAATAGAATCATCAAATAAAAACTTTGGCTATGAAGTTGATATTATTTGCGATAGACCATATCCAATTAGGAGACAAATTATAACAAAAACAGTTAATGGTTCTTTAACTCTAAATATTAAGAATTTAGGATTTGATAATGACTATGTTAAACCAGAAATAGAATTTACAACTTCTGGTAATTTCTCAATAAAAAATATAACTGACAATAATAAAACAATGACATTTACTGGATTATCAACAAATGAAACAGTATATGTAAATACAGAAAGACAAGAAATCATTTCAAGCACTGGAAATAATATTAATAGCAAGTTTAATTTCAACTGGTTTAGAATAACTCCAGATTATTATAATAGTATTGAGATAACAGGAACAGGAACAGTAACATTTAGAACAGAATACCCTATGCCAGTATAAGGAGGTGAGAGCTTTGATTATAGATAATATTATAGCTTTGGCAGATATTGAATCACAAGAATATAGAATTATTTTATGTAAAATGAATGGTGAAACTATAAGAGAAATAACAAATCAATCTTTTGAGAAAAGCTACTCGCCTAAACTTGGTGGGTGTGATGAATTTTCATTTAGCATTTATAAAGAATATGATGGAAAGCCTGTAATGAATTATGATGATATTAGAGGTAGAAATCTAATTAAATTAATGCAAGGTGATAATGAAATTGGTTTATTTGAAATACAAAACCCAATTATTAAAAATGATGGAGTAAAAGAATTTAAAAATATAACAACATTATCATATGAGATAAAATTAATAAATAAAAAGATGTATTTAACTGAAGGTACTTTTAGGTTTTTTGATGACATTAATATAGAAAATGGTATTATAAATACTGTATTTAAAGATGTTAAATCTTGGAGTATTGGCTACATTGATCCAGTGTTAATAAATAAAGAAAGATATTTTGATATATCTGATACAAATATATACCAATTATTAGTTGGTCAAATTCAAGAAACATTTGAATGTATATTTATATTCAACACAATAAACAAAACTGTGAATGCTTATGGTCTAGAAGGATTTGGAAATACCAGTCCTATAATTGTTAGTATGGATAATATTATACAAGATGCTAATGTAGAAGAAATTTCAGACGAGATAGTTACTAAGCTTCATCTATATGGTGAAAATGACTTAACAATAAGAGACATAAATTATGGTCAGGACTCAATTGTAAACTACTCGTATTTTAAGAATACTGATTTTATGAGCCAGTCTTTAATAGATGCTATTGACACTCACGATATTTTAGTAGACAGTGCTAGTGTCACATATTCTGGATATTTAAGTACATTAAGTGTGTTAAATGCACAACTAATTGTAGTTGAATCTGACTTATCAATATTAGAAAATGAAATGACATCACTAATGGAACAAAGGTCATATTTGCAATCTATAAATCAATCTACAACGAGTATTCAAACTCAAATAGACAATAAGCAAATAGTAATTAACACAAAGCAAAATGATAAGACTACAATTTTATCAAACATGCTATCAAATCAAAATGCAATAAATGCAATAGTGCAAACAATATCTATGGAGAATAATTTTACTGAAGCTCAATTAGAAGAATTAGATCAATTTATAATAGAAGACACATATCAAGACTCTTCTTTTATAGCTACTGATTTAATGACATATGCAGATGAGAGAAATGTTCAAGAAGATTTATTAGAGACAGGCAAAAATATACTTGCTAGAGTTTCATATCCCAGATATAAAATAAATATTAATGTTATTGATTTTTTAAAGAATAAAGAGTTTGCATATTGGTGGGATAAGCTTCATATTGGAGACATCATAAAAATAAATATTGATGATTCGTTTATAGTTGAAGTTAGAGTTGTATCTTATACTCATGATTGGGATAGTAATAAACTAACTATTCAACTAGGTGACAAATATAAGTTTGACGATTCAACAATAGAATTAATAGATATATT